GAGAGTTCTTTGGCGAGGTTCTTTGCGAAGTCCGACCCTGGTTGGTCACCGTCAGCAAAAACATAGACCGTCTCAAAGTCTTGGAGGATGCGTGAGTAATGTTTCTTCCACGAGTTCGCACCAGGCACACCCACAGCAGGGATGCCACACTTATAGTGCAAAGTAATCGCATCAATCTCGCCTTCACATACCGCAATGAAATCACCTGCCGATTGTAGTGCTGTTACGTTGTATAAACGGGTAGAAGTCCCTGGTAAACCCATGTATTTGGGTTCACTATTGTCCATGCTACGGAACCTGATGTCCACTACACCTGTTGGTGTGATGTACGGAATAACCAAGCGACCAACGTACGCCTCGTGGCTAGGCAGAGGTTCTGCGACCACTCCTAGGTGGGCTGTAGCCCCGTCTGCGAGAGATAATCCCCTCTTGGCTAGGTACTCTTCTGCTAGATGAATGTTTGCCTTGTATGTTGCCACGGCTTTCGCCAGTGATTGTTTCTGCGATTGTGATAGCCTCACGAAATCCCACTCCTTCTTTCTCCATGATTATTTTATATGTGTCACCCTTGACTCCGCAAGCATGACATGCGAATGCGTTCTCTGTTACGTTGACACTAGCAGATGCAGTTGAATCCTCGTGAACTACACACTTAATCTTTTGCCAGCCCCATGTTTCACGTATATTTGTTGCACCGTAGTGTTCAAGCACAGGTTGTATGCTGTGCTTAGTAGTCATAGTTAGAGTACACGCCTTTTGCTAAGGAAACTATTGCTTTAAGGTACGCTTCCTCCTTGGCTTGGGTTGTTACCCTAAGTTGTTTATTATTAGAATCTTCTCTAATTAGTTCTGATTCATACTCTCTCATTTTATTTAATAACACAGCCTGATTGTTACTAGTTAAGTAACGTACTTGCTCAGGTGTCTGAGCCAATTCAAGTAACTGCTTGCATATCTCTTCTTCTGTAATCAATTCATCCATTAGTATCCTGCTTCCTCCAGTAGTTTAAACCACTCCGACACTGGCATAGTAGCGTACCACTTGCCAACGTCTAAAGTGCCTGTCTTCTTATGTATGACAACGCCAGTCTCAGCCTTGTCGTTAGCCATCTCCACCTCAAGTTCCTTGAGCCATGCAGACAACTTCATCTCTTTGTGGTTCTTAACCTCAATAACAACGGCAGGTAGACCAGCGATATCACCACGGTCATTGACTCCGTTGAGTGCACGTCTTTCAACGTGCTTACGTCCCTTACTTACAAGCCAGTTAACTACGGCTGTCTCTGCCTGTGTACCTTTAATCTTAGACTTGTTCATTTCTAATCCCATCGGCTATCATTGCAAACTGTAACTGTTCAGCCACCCACTCTAGTGCACTGCACGCTTCGTGGAAGTCCTGCTCACAGAAGTCATCGCTTATGTCACGGATAACCTTAATGATTTCATAGAAGGATACGTACTGTTCCCCGTCATAGAACACACGAGATATGTGTCTGCTGTCCATCTAGTAATCATCTCTGTCCATGTATAAAAGTAGTGCGAGTATACCAACAAGCCCTAATATAATCAGCCATTCCACCATTGTTCATCCTCTAAGTTCTTTATGAATACTACAAGTTCTTCCCATGGTATGCAATGTTCTATGTCAACAACGTAGAAGTTATCGTCATGCCCACGGTACTTGTCGTGCAGTTGCTTACCTACCCACTTGTCCTTTGTAGATGTGAGTAGTCCAAACATACCCTTAGTCTTGGTAGATACCATGACGTATGCGTATGGCTTCTGCAACTTAGCCTCATACCCTGACACAGTGTCAACTATGATGTTGCCCCAAGGGAAATCCTTTAGTTCAGTGAACTCTATGTTGCGTGACTTAACCTCAAGGCACTCACCTGAATCATCAAGGATAATATCCTTCTCGGTGGCTGTCATCTCTGGTATCTCTTCACGTGACTGCACTATGTACAGGTCAGGTACGGTACAACGTACACCGTTTAAACGTAAGCGTTCTGCAACTATGTCACCATACTTGTGACCCTCAGTCATAGATGCTACGTAATCAAAGGTCACTGCTCACTACCTAAACTAATTCCAGCAAAATCATTGTCACGTAAATTGCTGTATGCCTTGCTGATGTCGTGCATACAATGCAAACAGAAAGATTTAGGCTCTATCTCTGGCAGTACTTTGTAATCGCTATACTTCCTTAAAACCATAGTTACCTTGGCATCGTAGCCACAGGCAATGCATGTATTATTCATCGTGCATCCTCTAGGTCTGCAATGAACATATACTCTGGCAAGAACTGCAACCACACTGGGTTATTACCCGAAGGGTCAGCCTTACCATAGCGGTTCTTGACACTGGCAACACCAAGCATTCCGTCTTGTTGTCCCACCGTAAGAATGAGGGCTGGTAGTTGGTTAACCATTCCTTGGACTGCTGACCTAGGTTGACATGGCGTACCAGAATATCCTTCCTTGGTATGGTGTAGCACTACAACGGCGGCGTTCGTATCACGTGCCAGATACTTAAGTTCCTTGAGCGCACTACGCATCGCACCGAACTCTTCACCACCATCCATGTTAATGTCCATCAAGTTGTCAACAACTATCAGTGCAGGACTATCGCCCAACGTTTCTTCAAGTGCAGTAACCTCATCATCCAAGTCGTTTAAACTAGGTGATGAATCAAATGACCAGTAGATGTGTCGTGCTTGTGCCAACTTTTCCTTGGCTAACTCAGGTTGCTCTGAGATAATCTTCTCTGCATCTGTCTGTGACACACCCTCAATCATGGAATACAAACGCATTGCCATGGTGTGAGCATTGGTATCTGCTGATACGTACAGTGTTGGTGCTTGCATACGCAAGGCTAGTGCTAGAGCAAGTGTTGACTTACCTGCACCAGGTGTGCCAGCAATTAACGATACCTCTGAACGTCTAAAGATAATCTTATTCTGTTCAAACGTACGAAAGACTGACGGCATTGGCTCGCCACCAATGTCTGAACGTCCTACCGAACGGCTTAATGTTTTCATTGTTCCTCCTTGTTAAGCGTGGGATGTGTGGACTTGCACCACATGTAGGCTTTCGGACCTACATCCCTATTTGTACTGACTGGCTTCCCCTCCAGCAGGACAAACCTATATTTAGTTATGGTTTCCTAGCACCCGATGTTGCTAGAAACTGTTCCACTCTGGTGTGTTGCGGTTAGCAAACGTTGGTGAGCACTGGTCTGGTGTGCCCTTAGGTGTTGGGCAGAAGAATGCACGCCATTCTCCCTTAGCACCTGTACCTGTACGTCTAACCATTGCACCATGAATGCACATCTTATCGCTACCACTAGGTGCTGATGCCTGTACTGGCGGTGCCTTAGGTGCAAACGCTGGTACTTCTGCAACAACTTCCCCACCTAGAGATGCCTGAACAATAGCCACTGGGTCAGTTGCTAGTACACGTGGTGCTGATACACCAGTAAATGCTTCTTCCAGTGTGCTGATTGCATCAGGTCCACCCTGTGCAATGAGAGCATTGACGTTAGTGATTAACTCTTCGGCACTGTCACCACGTGCTGTGATGATTGTGCCCTTGCTTGTCTTTACGTTTACAACGTAGTTCTTTTCCATTACTTATCTCCATTCTGATACTTACAATCGTTAGTAAAATTACACATCTTGCAGTGGTCAAAGTTAGGTATAAAGATACCAGCCCTTCGTGCCTTGTCAAACATTCCCACGATTTCTGACACGGCTTCACGTGTCCACTTATCTAGGTTGATTAACTCTGATACTGCACCCTTACGTGCATCCCAGTATACGCCATACTTAGGACGTACACCGAACACTTCCTCCATGGCTACCGCATAGATACCCAACTGAAAGTCTGACGAGGGCATACGTGCACCAGACTTAATGTCCAGCACCACAAGGTTGCCGTCAGGTAGTTCCATCATGCGGTCAAGTGCACCCTTAACCATGACACCATCAAGGTTAATGTTGAATACTAATTCAATGGCAGGTACACCTTGAGGTGTAACCCATAGTGACATCAACTCTTGGGTAGTACGAAAGTTAACCCAGTTGTTCACCATGTTTAAGCCATTGGCTTTCCACCAGTCCCCGTCTTCCTTGTTGGGATTGGCTATGGTTGCACGTCCACCAGCACGCCACTGTGATGTGTCTTCCTGCCCCTGTACGGCACGCTGACGGTCTAAATTCTCTTGCCAGTACCGTAACCACAACTCTTCAGGCGTAGCCTGTGTGAGGGTCAATTCTTCCTGCTTCATCTTAGCCATTATCGTCCCTCGGTTTCCCATAGTTGACGGTCATAGGCTTCGGTTGCTTCGTGAACAGCAACACCACCAGCCAACCACCATGTCTGACCTTCAGGGACAGCCAAAGCCTTGGACAACCAATACTTGTGACCACAAGAATTGTATGTACCTATCTGGCTATGGCTAACGTGTACGGGTAACTCATACCCATTGACCTTAATCATTTATCCTCTTGTTTCTTATGTTCGCCTTTATGGGCGAACCTATTATTGGTTCTGCCTTAGCAGAACTTATGTTGTTGTTGTGTTGTTAAGTTATAGTCCATGTTTAGGTGTCTGTCAAATCGTACACGGCGTGTCGTGGGAGCAGTGATGAAACATGGAGGTGAAAAAATCACCGCTCAACCACGACAGCCATACTTATTTTCCCATAAGTTTTACCTCATGTCAAACAAGTCTCCTTGTATTTCGTCACTATCTGCGAACAACTTGGTAGGTGCAAGCACCTTGAACACCCTTGCTGTGTCACCAGTCTTTAGTGCACGAATGTTACCTCGTCCCTCGTAGTCCTTGGTAGCCATAGTATCTGACTCATAAGGTCCGAACAGGAACTGTCCAACGCCTTGATAGTTCACACCTACTACGTAGAGTTCACGTTCACGGCGCATCTCATCTATCATCTTCCAGATAATCTCTGCCAGATACACCACGTCATGGTGCTCTTGCTCAAGGACATCTGCGATAGCCTCTAGTTCTTTCTTGCGTGTCCTCATTGAAACCTTTTATTGCCTAGTTCTTTTATCAAGAACAGGTTATCTTTGTATAGTTTTCTTTGAGAGATAAACTGTAAGACTATGATTATAAGTAGGATTGTTTTCATTGTTCTGACAACACTTCTTCCTCTAGTAATGCACCTTGCATTGTGAATAGCAAGCGTTCAAATGTCTTGCGGTGCATGAAGAAATGCGTGTTGCCTAAGAACACTGATGCGTGGTCAGGTTCAACCTCAACGTGTATCTCTTCGTATACGTCTTCCTCTTTTTCAACTGTGCTGATTACCATTACTTCTTAGTCCAATCATTTTCTGGTAAGTCCAATCTTATCTTGCGTTTATTGCGTATGACACGTCTCTCGTATGGTGTAGTGCCACCCCAGAAACCATACTTCTCATGCTTGATTGCGTATTCTGCACACTCAACAAGGATGTTGCAATTAGAGCAAAACTCTTTCAAGTCTGCTACTTCCTGTGCTGTCCTCTTGTTGTCATAGTCCTGATAGAACACATCCACACCCATACGTGCGCAATTCTGTGTGCCGTCATAGTTCGGATACTTAATCGTCTCCATAAGTTTTTTCCTCCAGTTCTTCTGACTCTATCTCTCCATGTTCAGTGCATTCCCAGTAACGGTAACCGTCACGGTCATCTTGCCACACCCAATCACAATGCATAGTCTCACTCATTGTCTGGTCTCCCCTCGCAAGCGTGCCAGGGGTCATTCAATCCACACCGCTTGCATACGTACACCTCTTGTGTGTACACGGTGTGTAGTTCATCATCATCTAATTCATACGGTGACATCAGGTCTAGCCTCCTCTAGTATGCCCTGTGCGTACCGCAACATAGCGTGTATCTCATCATCTGTACTTATGTAATCAAGGATTGAGAGTTTAAGTATCGCATCACCCAATTCATCCTTGAATTCATAGAATGTAACCGTGCTCTTATGAAAGTCCACGATAGGTATGTATCCATACTCTGTGTCTGTTGGGTTGTTGATACTAAATCCGAAACCGCCGTCTCTATCCCAACTCTCACCTATTAGTTGAGACATAAGGATTCTGTTGGCATAGTCAGGGGCTTTAGACCTGATACCTGCTTTCCAGATAGCACCCTTGAGGTCGTTGTGCCACGTGTCACCGCCCCAATGAGAGTATAGATACAACACATCACCGCCCTCATCTACTACACCGAAACTAAACCTGTCTCCCATTGTTCATACCTCCTCTGATTACAATGTATTCGTCATACGTTTCGTCACTTGCCATACGTACCATTAGTTCATCTAGTTGTGCGAACACGTCTTGCTCTCGCTTAAATAGTTTCATTAGTTTCCTCCATTTTTTCTAGTATCTTAAATAGTTCATCACTCTTATTAGAGTAATCCTCCTGGTATGCCTCTAAGTAATCGTCAGGCACGTCCCAATCTTGCGTATCAGTATTAAAAAAGTAACCGTTATTGAACACCGTCCAAGCGGTTTCCGAATCAACCTCCCATTTTTCTGAAAGTGAATCATAAACTACTACATAGTGGTATTGCATTAGATAGCCTCCTCGTTTCCGTAGATAATTTCCCATTCGGATTTAAGTTTGTCTACGCCTTGTATGTCTAGCCACTCTCTTACATTCATTTTAGTATTCCTCCATTAGTGCGGACAGGATAGATAGTTCCTGCTCTGTAAAGTGTAACTCTAGTTTGTGTGTCTGTTCGGTAATTGCATCAAACAATTTTTTATCGCTTATGCTGTCTGCGTTGTAGCCTAAGCCACTAGCCCAATCCTCAAAATCACTAGCGTACTGTAACGTGCCCCTGTCTGATAGCAAGGCGTGTAGTACGTCCTCACGCTTAGGTGATTCAACGTGTGCCTTGCCCTGGTAGAAAGGGGTAGCAAACATTCTGTCACCGTTGCGCTTAAGGATACATTCGTACCCGTCCATACCTTGCGCCCACTTAGGTTGTTCGTCATAAGTTCTAGTGCTATCAACTGTTACGCCGATAGAGTCTAGGTAATCTGTTATTGCTGTTGTCATTTGAAACCCTCCAGTTTCTATTTTCTTACAGGCTAGGTAGCCCACCCGTACACCGTGCCGTAGCACGGGGTACAGGCTAGTCACCTAGAGTGTGGCGTATACCGTGTTGTGGTTATGTTCTGGCAATTCGCAACAGGTGTGACACATTCTTTCTTGCGCCTCTTTAATGTTGCTCTCCGTTGCCTTACCTATAAACCAGTCACACTTAGCACACCTGATAAGTAGTGCCCCAGTCTTTACAGACTCTCGCAATACTACGTCCATTTTATTACCTCCATTTTTGTTAGCGTTGTTGCTAACTATTACAACTATACTTGTTAGGTACAGGCTTGTCAAGTACCCTTGATTTTACGGCGTGTCTAGTTGTTCCCATAGAATTCCATTTGTTCATCATTCAATTCGGTGTCCTCTACCTCACCAATAAAGAACATAAACTCTGCCTCGTTAAAGTTGTCCCATTGGTGGTCATTTAACTTGTAAAGTTCTTGTAGCGTAGCCTCGTCACAGACTATGGTTACTTGCTTACCTACTAGCGGTGTCTTATTCATTGTGTTACCTCCTCGGCGCAAGATGTGCATACTACCTCGTCATAGTAATCTGACCAAGCAGGGGCTAGTTGGCTTATGTTGTCACGCATTACGTCTAAACAATTAGGACATTGTAATCCGTCACCTTGTCCCTTGTCCTCTGCTCTTACTACATTGTGTAAAGTTTTCATTGCGGTTACCTCCATAACCTAGTCATTCACTAGCACATAGTGCTTTTCTCTTAGGTGTTCACGGAATCTCCGCTTAGCCTCTGTCTTGTCGTAGCCGTAGTAAGTTGTGTGTTCTAGCCACACGCCCCACCCTGCCGTGTCTCGTACCATAGCACTTAGTTCTAACGCCCCATTATGGGGTAGTCTGCGTACTGTAATCATTACGCCACCTCGCAATACTCATAAGCGTGGTCACAATTAGCGTGCGCCCACCCCGTAGCGTAAGTGCCATTGGCTATCGCCTCGTCCATAGCATTGGCGTATTCTTGCATACCTTGCGCTAGTGCCTTGTGAAATTCATCTTGACTTGCGTATCCGTTGTACATTTTGAAACCTCCATAGTTTCTGTTGTTGTTATTAGTTAATCGGTGTCCCTGACAGGTGTCAAGGCTATCGGAAAGTCTTTACTAAATCTTTACTATTCTGTTATCAGTTTGTTATCTATCTTTTCCTGCCAAGAAAATTAAACTTGCAAGGGATAGGATTAAAACCCAAGAGTAGAAACTATTCATTACCCCATTACCTCCAAGTATCTACCATAATCTAATAGCCTGACATAATCTTGAAACTTATTCCTAGCCTCGGATTCGCTTAAGTCTTTATAGGCACAACCGTATTTACACCCCCGTAATTCTGTGGTCAGGTATAAACCGTATTCGGTTTCTTTAACTGTGATGTTCATTGTGATACCTCCACTCTAAAATCCTCTACCGTAGCCTCGCCGTGACCGTGTAACGGGGTTACCGTGTACCGTGTCCGTCCGTACCGTGTACCGTGTCCGTCCGTAGGCTTGCTTTACATCTGTAATCTTGACCGCAACTTGTAGCCCGTTGGTGGCTAGTAGCCCCTCACGCCCGATTAGTTGCGCCATTTGTGCCGTTGTCATTAGTAATTCTCCTTGTCGTAGAAAAAGTTAAAGTCTCCCTGCCGTCCCCTGATTACTGCGGTCAGCAGGTATTCAAGGGCTGTAAGTTTTTCGTCTATGGTTTTCGCCTGAATTATCTTATTGAATGGGGCATAGAGATACATTGAGGAATCTCCCGTTTCCAACTCTTGCCAGTACGCCCTGCGTAGTGTTGATAGTCTGCTCTCTTGTTGGCTGTTCATTAGTTGCCCTCCTCTAGTGCCTCTAGTTCGGTGGCTATCCAGTTAATAACCTCATTGGCAGACATTGACCAACCGCCGAACTTTTCATAAGCCCCGTCTAATACCTCTTGAATTGTTGTGTATTCTGTTTCTGTTTCCATTGTCTAACCTCCATTAGTTTCTATCTGGCTAGGGTTTAGCCAACCCCTGCCCCGTGCCGTGTGACACGGGGGAGAGATAAGCCCCCTAGAGTAGTTCCCTCATCATCGCATTAAGTTCACGCTTGGACAGTTTCGGGTCATTGAATAGCACGCCGTCACTAGTGCTTATGTATCCGTAGGCATCGGTGAAATCTTGGAACGGTGTCCGCCCTTTATAGTCAACCATAAATCCCCGTGCCTGTTCGTATGCTGCCCAGTCATTGTTGATGAATAGGGATACGTTCCAGGTCTCACGATTTGCCCAACCGTTGTAAGTCTTGCGTGTTGCTGTCTCCATTGTCTTGCCTCCTTGTTTGTTCTGACCTCGTCAGACACCGCCTCACGGTGTGACCCCTTGCGGGGTTTCGGTCTATTCTGTAACGGCTAGAATCTCCCTAACCATTGTATCGGTTAGCCCGAACTTTTCCGCCAATTCCTCAACGGCAATCTCTGCCACTTTGTCGGGTAGTCCTGTCTGCCCAATCCAACGGGTCAAGCCCTCAATTACGAAATTAATTTTTCGCATCTCTAGAATGTCACCTGTCATTGTGTGCACTCCTGAACTTGTGTTCATTCTTTCCTCCTTGTTTGTTCGGGTGTTTCCCTTACATCTCAAACAATACGCCCATTCCCTGCACCTGTCAAGCCCAATGACACGAATTCGGGAAACTTTACCAATTCGTTATAAACTTTCATAATGTGGAACGGTGCAAGGTGTCCAAGTTGTGCGCCCATTTGGAGGGGGGAGACTGTCCGCACTCCCGTACTTGTTTCCATTTGTTTGTCAATGCTATATAGACTCCCATTAAATATTTTTTGCAGTATTTTGGTAATAGGCACACAACTAAAAACCCATTGAAATAAGGACTTTGAAAAATAGTTTATAACAATTTGATAACGAAACGTTACAGTCCCTTTGTAACAGGGTTAGTATATATGTAGGATAAAATAACATAAGTGCGCTTTGGCGCACACAATACAATGGCAGCCTTTTGTGGCTGCCTAACATAACCAAACAGCCCTTTCGGGGCTGTTATTGTGAGCGCCTTTGGGCGCTCTTATATAGGTTCTTTTTATATCATTTTATTTAGACATGATTTAGCGGTGGATGCTAAATTAAATTAACCCACTTAGGAGAGCCAAATGGCTAAAGGTGACAAGTTAGATATTCGTAATGCAAAGCGCAGCGCCGCCAAACTAGCCAAGGGCGAACTGCGAGTTTCCAACTCACAGGCATCTACCACGAATCAACGAGCCAAGGCACGTGTTAAGAGTGGTATGATGGAAAAGGGAATGAAAGTTACTTCTAGCGGATTTAAAACCACAAAGAGTAACTCAGCCCGTCAGCCTTCTGTAGCCATCAAGACTGGCATCAAGGGTAAGGTCAAGGCTCAAGGTAAGGCAATGTCCAAGGGTGGACTTAACTACTCAGGACGTAAAGGCAAGTAACTAGACAGGATAACTTCATATGGCAGCCAAGGGCGGTGCAGAGCACCATAATGTGGTACGCCTTAGAGAAGACAAAGCCAAGGTTATAGCCCACGTAGAAACTGGCATTGAGGTGCGAGCCGCTATTTCCATGGTAGGGCGCAAGCCCGATGTTCTAAAGAAGTGGCTCACAGACCCTGTGTTTGCCAAGGACTTAGAGATAGCACGCACCAAGGGTTCAGACCTTATGAAGGTCACCCTGGGAAGCGAGAACGGCAAAAACATTGACTTTGCCACATTCTCCAAAGAGTTCTTAGGTAACGAAGTAT